ACTGGATGGTTGGTTCGTCGGCTTTGTCGGCCATGTAGTTCTCTTCCAAATAGGACTCTGCGTCAAACTCGACGTAGGTTCCGCGTGGAAGAACGGAGTCCATAGAGAGCGCGGCCGCAATTGCTTCTGCGTACATTTTGAGTCCGAAGATGTACAAGTCGGCGCGTGCTTGCTGGGATGACTGGTAGGAATACGATCCGGTTGAGACGCCTACGAGATACGGTGGGACATTGCAAAGACGAGCGGCTTCGAGGGCGCTGTAGTTTGCTGATTCAATGAGAAGCATTTTGTCTGGACTCATTGTTGTCGGTTCGTACGACAAGAACTCATTAAGCGCGGCCGTTTGATTCGTTGCGCGTGCAGCGTTAAACGATGCGGCAAGATCGGCAAGTTCTTGTGCGCTTAGCGGTTCGCCGCCAGTTTGTTTAAGTACGCCGGCTGGAATGCTTGAAGATGCGTTGCGTGTGCGTGCGTCGTTAATCTTTAATGCTGTCTCTACAACTTGCGTTCCTGAATAGATCAGTCCTTGCGTTGGGCTAAGAATCTGAACAAGGTTGTAAGGATCTATCTCGCCGCCCTGAAAGTAAACGGCCTTTGACGGTGCAAACCACACGGGGCCTGCCATGTCTTGAGTAGTGACGCTGCCGGCTGGAAGACGTGTGAACGATGCTGGGTATCCGTCGGCAGTGCGTGAAGTAATGTACCAGAATGCGCGACCAAAGAAAAACAAGTCGTCAAACGTCCACGACATAAGAAAGTTGTATGGCACTTCGGGATCTGGCCGGCGCAACCATGATCGAGGAGCGGTGTAGATCTTTTCCATGTATTCGCCGTTCCATTGCTCCACGTAAGAACGGAGCGGCATGCATCCGATAACCGATGCCATAAGATCGCGGCTTCTGTTTATGGCGGCAACTTGTACGGCACGGTTACGCGCTTCGCCTTCTTGATACGTGTAGTACTGGCCGATCATCGAGACGCCGGCATTGTTTGATGCGTAGTTAAGTCCTGCGCCTGCGGCTGCGGCTTTAGCCGGCGGCGGCGAGATTGCGGCCTTGCTTACTTTGCGATCAAATAATCCCATCCCTAGAGCATGACACACTTGGCGCGTTTATGGTGGCAACCGCTCGGAGGCGTTTCCGATCCCGACGAAAGGTAGGGCTCACGAACGGCTGCCGAGAGGATGCTAGTTCGGGACGATGACTAGTGAAGGCTTTTGGGTGACGCGATTTTGTGAGGCCAACGTTGCCGACCAGATCAGGGTGCGGCATAACTCGATCGGGCCGGGTGACTTCTGGGATGAGACGGCGATGGAGCCTTGGGTGCGGACTAGGACGGCGCGTTGGACGTGTTCGGAAAGCATGGCTTCTCCCGTGTGGACGAGCCGCATTTCGTGGATCATGTTTTTCACAACTGGCGTGTACTTCAAGATCTCGCCGTATCCGACAACTATTCGGCGACGGTCAAACGTGGCGGATTGAACTAGCACGTCGATCGTTGGTGAGAACGCAAACTTGACGGCAGGATCTTTGGCAATTTCGGCTAAATGTTCTAGTAACTCCTTTTGTGTTTCGGCCGTAAACGCCACGGAGTTGACGACGCGACCATCGGGCAATGAGACGGATCGGGTGGCAAAATAGCGAGTGTCGTCCATGGAGGCTTCCACGGCAACGACTCCGCCGGCAGGGACTTCTCCTTCGTAAAGCAACTCGGGCCATAGGCCGTGTGGGATCCAAGAGTTTGCGGAGGCAACCCACATGTTTAGAGAGCCGCGCAAGAAGAGTGCTCGATCTGGCCCTTCTGATTCTTGGCGCAAAGTCTCGATTGTTAGGAAGTGCCCGATCGCTGGGTTGCCCCAATACCACGACGCTTCATGCAGCGGATCCAACGAGGGCTCGGGCGACCATTCGGCGAAGTAGAACGACGAAGGCTTTTTAAGATCGATAAGCCGAAGGGCATTTTCGCGGTGACGGATAAACAACTTGGAAGCCTCCGTGCCGGCCGTAGAGAACATGGCGGTTAAAGGCGAGCGCCTAGCGCGTTGAGCCGGCAAGAGTCCTGCTTCTACTTCGTCAGAGACATCAAACAATTCGTCGATGATTGCCAAGTCAATTGTCATGCCGTGGCCGACTGAGGGACGTGCGGCTTTGACATACCATTTAGAGCCGTCTGGCATTGTCGCCTGATATCGGCCGTAACTCATAATTACTTTGGCGCCGCATCGTTTTTCTAGGATCGGTGCGATCTCTTCAAAGAGCATGCATGCAAGATCGAGACGGTGCGAGAGCGAGACGACTGTTTGTCGTTGGCCACGGATCTTTGGCATCTCAATTAACCAGAAAAGAATGAGCGCTTGGATGACTGTGGTCTTGCCGTTTTGTCTGGCCACGGACACAAGGCTTGACCGATGCACATTGAATCTTTTTCTTTCATACGCAGCCAGCGCCACTTATGCAACACTCGCACCATTAGTCGGCACAAAAACAACCGTCATCGTCAAACCAACTTCGGCAGTCGACTCGGCAACAAACCCCGGCTTCACGTTGACAAACTGCTACCTCGAATCGTTGCCAGTCATCTCGGCTTCGCTCGGCGAATTGCAATCAATCGATATAACGCTGATGGGCGGCGTTTACTCAGCCGATACAACCAACCCATAATCACGGCCGTCCTCGGCCCGACACAAGGAGAACCATGAAGATTAAACTCAGCCTTACGCGCGGAGAAGTTAAAGAACAACTATCGACAAACCTCTTCGTCATTGCCGAATGGGAACGCCTAGAGAATCGTCGAGTGTCAGACGGACGCGGCATCGGTGCATCCGATCTGGCGTGTTGGGTACACACGTTGCTCGTCATTAAGGGCGAGAAACTTCCAGCAACTTGGCGCGAATGGTTAAAAGACAACCCAGACGTCGAGATCGCAGCGGAGGACGCAACCGATCCAAACCCTACGGACGCGGCTACCGCCGGCAATTAGCCGAACTGGTAGTCGCGACGGGATGGGCTCCGACGTTCTATGCGGATTCATTTGACGCGCGCGACCTTCAAACAATCATTAGAGTCCTTAATGACCAAAGCAAAAAAGGACGCAAATGAGAGACTCAGCCGGCGGCATTGAAGCACGGATAGAAGTGTTCGGCCTTGGTCAAGCGCTTAAGGATCTCAACAAGATCGACAAAGTCCTTCGCCGCGACATCACCAAGGACTACAAGCGCGTGACCGCTGGACTCGTCTCGGACATCCAATCCGCAATCCCACTCAACTATCCGCTCTCAGGATGGCAGCGCCAATGGAATCTACGCGGCCAATACCAAGTCTTCCCGTGGCCGACCGATCATTCCGTCAAGGCATACATAAACACCAAAGCGCCCAAAGAAGTCTTCGGTGGCAAAGTAAACCTCTCGACCTTTGCCGTTAAATGGCTTGGCGCCGCAGCCGCGTTCTTTGACTTTTCCAAAAGTAATCAAATGGGCGCCGCACTAACAGCCAAGTACGGCGACCCGTCGCGAGTAGTGTGGAAACAGTACGAAGCAAACAAGAGCGATCTTGAAGTAGAAATGGCGCGAATCGTTGACCGCGTCGGAGAAGCTTTGAGCCGCGATCTAAGCGCAAGGTAAACCCATGGCCGTCATCCTCCCAATCATCAGCGAATACGATCCCAAGGGCGCCAAAAAAGCGATCGCCCAATTTAAGCAACTAGAAACCTTCGGCGAAAAAGCAAACTTTGCAATCAAAAAGGCAGCACTCCCAGCGGCCGCCGCCGTTGCCGGCTTAGGCGTAGCCCTCGTAGGAGCAACTCAAGCCGCCATGGAGGACGCAGCGGAGCAAGCGAACTTAGCGCTTGTAATGCAGAACGTCACGGGAGCCACCGACGCACAAGTCGCCTCTCAAGAAAAGGTCATTGCCGCAATGTCAAGGGCATCCGGCACGGCAGATTCCGAACTTCGTCCAGCCTTCCAAGCGCTTCTTGTAGGCACCAAGGACATCACTACAGCCAACACCGCTCTAGCGCTCGCTCAGGACATCGCACAGGGCTCTGGGAAGGATCTAGCGACCGTCTCCGATGCACTTGCCAAAGCCTACGGAGGCAACTTCAAAGCCCTTGGCCAACTTTCCCCAGAGATCAAAGCCATGATTAAAGACGGCGCAAGCCTTGACGACGTGATGAATGTCCTTGGCGGAACCTTCGGAGGAGCCACGGCCGCAGCCGCAGAAACCGCCGCAGGCCGCATGAAGATCCTCAAAAACTCACTAGACGAAACTAAAGAATCGGTCGGCGCTGCACTTCTTCCAGCCTTTGAAGCCGTCCTCCCAGTAATTCAAAAGTTCGCAGACTGGGCCCAAGAAAACCCCGGAGTCTTCTTGGCCATTGCCGGCACAATTGGCGCTATTGCCGTCTCGATCATGGCAGTCAATTTTGCAATGGCCCTCAACCCGTTCTCGGCTATTGCAGCCGGCATCGCCGTCATGGTTGTAGCGCTTGTGGCCGCTTACAAAAAGTTTGAATGGTTCCGCGACGGCATTAACGGAGTCATCAACTTTATTATTGGCGCATTTGAAAACATGGCGAACATGTGGATTAAAGCAATCAACGTGCTTATTAAGGCATACAACGCAATCCCTTTTGTCGACAATGTCGGGACATTAAATGAGATATCCCTTGGCCGTATTGGTCAGGCGCAAGAAGCGGCTACTGGTGGCATTGGTGGAATCCGCATGATGGCCACGGGAGGCATCGTGACGGCGCCGACTTTGGCAATTGTGGGTGAGAAGGGGCCAGAAGCCGTCATTCCATTAGACCGCATGAAGAACCAAGGCGGACAGAACATCACCGTCAACATCACGGGCGGCATCTCGACGTCGGCAGACATCGGCCGCGCCGTCGTTAACGCCATTAAAGCAATGAACCGTGTAGACGGCCCAGCACAAATCCAAGTCGCGTAATGGCCGCCACAATAGTTCAATCGGGATCCTACGATCTCCTCATTGACACGGGCTTCTTAGTCAACGCATTCGTCTTAGATGACACCAACAAAGGCGTCCTCAATAACACCGAATACGTCTTAAACGGAACGACGCAGTATGCGTCCGTCATCGAGGGCTCCACAAACATCACCGTCACGCGCGGCCGCCGTGACATCGGAGACCAATTCACAGCCGGCTCAATGACCTTTAACTTGCTTGACGGCTACGCGGGCGGGGTATTCAATCCGTTCAATTTTGACTCGCCATTTTTTGACACCGCAAACAACCAACCTGGACTAGCACCAATGCGAAACGTCATCCTCACGCGCGAAGGCGAAGAACTCTTCAACGGTTACATCATTGACTACACCTACGACTTCAACCTTGGCGGCCTAGACGAAGTCAGCGTCCAATGCGCCGACCGTTTCTATGTCCTCTCGCAGACATACATGGACGAATACAACGTCTCCGAAGAACTAGCCAACGTGCGCGTAGAAGCCGTCCTAGACCTACCAGAAGTTAACGCATTCCAATTGCCGGGCGAACGCAACATCGAGACATCAAGCGTCCTACTCGGAGGAGCTTCTGCCTACACCGTGCCCAACGGAACATCCGTCGCCGCATACATGGCCAAAATTAACGAATCCGTGCAGGGCAGAATCTTTGTGGCACGTGACGGAGTGTTTACTTTTCAGGATCGAATCGGGACGACGCTCTCTGCACCCGTTGCCAACTTTCACGATGACGGAACGGCAATCTCATTCGACCAAGTAGGCATCTCATTTGAAGCGAACCAAGTTGTCAACCGAGCATCGGTCACCCATGCCGGCGCAACTAGCCCACAAATCGCCGAGGATCTGGCCTCACAAGCGACCTACTTTATTCAAACAAACTCAATCTCCGACGCCCTAGTCCACAACAACACGGCCGCCCTAGACCTTGCCAACTATCTACTCGTAGGCGAACCCGAGCCGCGTTACACAAACGTCTCTACCGCGTTCTTAATGCTTACAGACGCCCAACGCGACACCGTGGCCGTCCTTGAAATTGGCGACACCATCAGCATTGAGAAGTCTTTCAACACGGGCAACACCACAACACAATTAGCCCAAGAACTAGCAATCGAAGGCATACAGCATCAGATCACCCTCAGCGACGGCCACCGAATAACGCTATTTACAAGCCCAACAACGCTCGTCTACGAACTCATCCTTGACGATCTGGTATATGGCACAATCGACACCGAGAATGTCTTAGGATAGGAATCACTATGGGAGCAAACGCAGTTACTACAGTCCCCGTCTACGTGGCAGGCGAAGTCCTGACAGCAGCGGATCTCAACATCACGAACTCTGGCATCCCCGTTTTTGCCGGGACTACCGAACGTGACGCGGCTTTTGGTGGAACAGGCGAAAAGACACTTGCTGAGGGCCAGTACGCCTATTTAGAAAGCACAAACGCAACACAGTTTTACGATGGCGCAACTTGGCAGGGCATCGGCGGCGGTATGACGCTATTAAGCACGACAACGCTGAGCGGTGCGTCTACAGCGATTACGGGCATTAGTCAGGATTATGTAAATCTGTTTATTACTATCGAAAAATGGTATGCGTCAAGCGCGGCCAACTTGCGAATGTATGTAAACGCCGATAGCACCGCTGGAAATTATTTTGCGACATATGTTCGCGGGCGAGTAGGCGCGGCTGCCGCGGCGTATGACGACACTTTCCAAGTTAGTGCTTGGTCAGAAGGCCCGGGGCAACACAACAACCTAGTTGTTGTCACAATTCCGTACTACACAAGTAGCAGTAACAAAACTTATACGCAGTATGGAATGATGGATACCGACAACGGAAATAAAGGAAGTTATATAGGCGCTACTGCCTACTGGGGCGCTACTACCGCTATTTCGTCTTTAACTTTTGCACCTAGCGCCGGAACATTTAGCGCCGGAACTGTCAAGATCTACGGAGTTAAGTAATGTCTAAACCAACAGTACGCATACACGACATGGAAACAGGCGAAGTTATCGACCGCGTTATGACTGACGCCGAACACACAGAATGGCAAGCACAACAAGCCGAAGCCCAAGCACAAGCCGAAGCCGCCGCCGCAAAAGCCGCCGCACGGCAAGCAGTCCTAGACAAACTTGGACTTACAGCAAATGAAGCCGCCGCGTTACTGGGCTAAATATGCGGCCCTTGTCTTTATGGTTGCAGTCGTAGCGGCAGTCTTAAATGGATGCAGCAGCACACGAATCAACATTGAGCCAAACAGGTGCTTTACTAGGACGGCTTGCGATGTCGCCAGAGGATAAACACGCACGACTTATCCTTGTAGTCGGCGTAACTATGTCGATCAGTTTTGCCGCGATCGTGCTCGGCTTCGTTTACGGCCTACTATTTGTCAATCAGCCACTTGAGCAAGCACCTAACGACGCAGCCTTTATAGACTTGCTCTCGACCGTTGTCGTATTCTTGACCGGATCATTAGGCGGCCTACTGGCATCCAACGGAATGAAAAAAGCCAAACAGACAGGAGCAACAGATGAAACCCAGCGATAAAGCAATGATCTCCACCTACATCAACAGCGCCATTGCAGCGGCAGTAGCGCTCTACATGTCAGGCAACACCGACCCAAACGATCTGCTTGGTGCAGCCATTGCAGCAGTAGCACCGCTATTTATTGGTTACGTCAACCCAAAGAACAAGGCTTATGGCATCGGCAAAAACCCCGAAGCCTAAAGTCAAACCGCTTCCGATCGTCGGCGCTAGGCCGTACACGGGAAACACGGACGGCGCATCACCTAAGCGACGTGCCGGCATGGACGCCTTTATCAAAGAAGTCATTTGGCTCGCTCAAGGCGCTCTCTGGGATAACGGCTCTTATGGCGTGAGAAATATG